AGAGACGAATTTCGGGACGGCGTTATTCGTATCCCTCTCGAATCAAGGAACCCATAGGAGATTATTATGGCAATTACTCAAGCTGTATGTAACAGTTTTAAAGTGGAGATCCTGAAAGGCCTACACAATTTTACGGCTACGACAGGGAACGCTTTTAAACTAGCATTATATGACGCAGAAGCGACATTATCAAAATCAACAACTGCATTTCAAGGAACAGATGAAGTTGCAAACTCAGGCACTTATTCAGAAGGTGGCGGAGCATTAACATCAGTAACACCAGCTTTATCAGGTGACACTGCTGTTTGTGATTTCTCACCAGACTTATCTTTTACAAGTGCAACTATTTCAGCACAAGCTGCTGTAATTTATAATAGTTCGACAGTAACAGGTTTAACAACCAATGCCTCTGTTTGTGTTTTAGATTTTGGTGGAGTTAAAACTTCAACATCAGGAACGTTTACAATTACATTCCCTGCTGCTGAAGCGACTGCTGCAATTTTAAGAATCGCATAGGAGATTAGATTATGGCTTCCATCCAAGGATGGGGCCGAGAAACTTGGGGCAGTGGTGCATGGGGACAACAAGCTCCTGTCGAAGCAACGGGTGTCGGCCTCACTTCAGCGACTGCTACCCCAACTATTACGGGTGCGTGTAACATAACGCTTACTGGTCTTGGTACCACGTCAGCTTTAGGTACGGCTGTTGGTACAGGAGGTCAAAATTTAACTGCTCCAGGACAACAAGTTCAATCTAATACTAATACACCTACCTCCGTTGTAGGTTCTGCTAATGTTACTCCAACAGGATTAGCAACAACTTCCACCACTGGCTCAGAATCAGTTGCTACTGGTTTTCAAAGTGGTTGGGGCAGAGCATTTGCAGGATCATCAGGCGTAGAAATTGGATGGGGAGATAATCTTTGGGGAGTTACCGAAGCTAGTTATGCTTTAACAGGCGTAAGTGCTGTTTCCAATACAGGAGACATGGTATTCCAAGGAGATGTAGCTCCAACAATTACATCGGCAGGAATGTCATCTGCCGTTGGAACAGTATTAACTTCTATATTTGTAACAGGCGTAAGTGCAACAAGTTCAATTGGTACTTTCTCTATTAGTGGTGATGGAGTTATAACCGTTGTCGCTTCAAGCGAACCAGAACTAGATGCAAGTCTTGGAACTGTATCAGTTGGTATTAGTCCAAGTGTATTACCCGCAGGAGAACAACTAACAGCAAGTCTTGGAACAGAAATTGCAACAGGTGGTGCTATTGTATCTCCAACAGGATTAGGAACAACTTCTGCTATCGGAGCGACAACAATTTCAGGTGGTGGTACTGTTACTTTAACAGGTGTAGATTCCACAACTTTCGGTGGTAGTGTAGTAGCAACAGGTGGTGCTATTGTATCCCCAACAGGACAAGCTGCAACATCAGCCGTGGGTCAAGCTACACAAACATCGTCATATGCTTTAACAGGGGTTTCTCTTACTGCAAGTCCAGGTATCCCAAATGTTTCAGGATCTACTGTCTTTACAATAACAGGGGTTTCTGCTACAAGTAGTTTAGGATCGTTAGATATTACAGCATGGAATGTAGTAGATGACTCAAACAGTTCTATTAGTTGGACAGAAGTAACTAAGGCTGCATAAAAGTTTTGACAAACTTTATATTTATCAATAAAACTTACTTAGGAGATTAAATGTCAACATATTCAACAGGGCTTAGAATCGAACTACAAGTAAATGGGGAAAACTCAGGTACGTGGGGAACTATAACTAATAATAACTTTTCTCAAGTTTTTGAATTTGCTATCGCTGGTGTTTATTCTAAAGCAATTACTACAGGGACTTCAACTACGCTATCAAACGGCGATGGTCCACAATCTCAAGCAAACAACGAAGCAAGACAAAATCAAATAATTTTTACAGGAACTGTTTCTACAACACACACAGTACAATTTCCAGCTACACAGAAAACTGTTGGTGTTTATAATAACATCAGTGGTGGGGCAGATGTATCTGCTAGACTAGGTGCTACAGGAAACACAGTAACTGTTGCAAACGGTAAATATCGTTTACTAGCTACTGATGGTACTAACTGGTATGATATTTTTGATTTAGCAGGTTTAAGTGAAACATGGCAAACAAAAACTGGAAACTATACTATGGCAGACGGCGATAACATTTTTGCTGATACATCGGGTGGAACTTTTACTTTAACATTACCTGCCTCTCCTAGTATAGGAATGCAGTGTAAAATTATAGATGCAGAAGGAACGGCAGGGACAAATAAAATTACTATAGGACGTAACAGTCAACCAATTATGGGATCTGCTGCAGACTTAGAAATTACTACTAATAGTGCAGGTATCGCTTTAGTATTCTATGATGGAACTTTTGGATGGAGATTAAAGTACAATGACTAATTTAAATGATTTTACAAATAGAAGTGAAGTAGGAACGATTAAACCCTGGCCTAAAGCAACAGCACCAACTGGATATTTATTATGTAATGGTGCAGCAGTTTCTAGAACAACGTATGCAGAATTGTTCGCTGTAACAAGCACAACATATGGTACGGGTGATGGTTCAACAACATTTAATGTTCCTCAATTACAAGGAAAAACTCCGCAAGGATTTGATGGTAATACTTATAATTTAGCAGCTACTGGTGGTGCTAATACAGTTACTGTTGCAATGACTAACAATCAAGCTGTAAGCACAATTACATCTACTGTAGCTAACAATCAATCAGTTACAATGACAGGAGATATTGGAAATACATCTTTAACTTCTGCACAACTTGCATCACATACACATACTTTGAACTTTAGATTTGGATCAACTGGTTCTGGAAGATTTCAATCAAGTCAAGGTAGTGACCCCTTTACAGCTTCAGGTAGCACAGGATCAGGAACAGCACATAATCACAGCACAGGAACACTAGCAGGAACTTTAACAGGAACTGTTGCCGTAACTAATTCAGGTGGTTCTTTAACAGGAACTGTTGCAGCAGCAGGAAATAATACTTTTTCACCATATGTGGTGGTTAACTATATTATAAAACACTAAGGAGATAAATAATGGCAACACAAATTGTAATATCTAATGGAGATTATATTAAAGTAGATGATTCATTTCACATTAATTGGTCTGATAAAGGAGACTCAATGCCAGCTTTATCAGCTACCATTCATTACCTTATTTATAATACTTTATCAGGTGATAATGAAATACAACATTGTAGTCCTACAGGAAAAATGACAGGTGAAACTGTATTAAATACAACAAGTGATATTGTTTCAGGTACTACAACAGTTCAAAATTTATTGGATTGGGCGCAAACTAGAAAAGAAGAAATAGAAGCTGCGTAATTAGTGAATCCAAGTAATTATTGAATGTCTGTCTCCCTTTGTTACAGGTAGAACAGCATGAGGAAAACAAAAATTACTAGGAAAAATAACAGCACTTCCTTGTTTTTTTTCAATAATGTGTTGTCCATTAAAAAAAGAAAAATTACCTCCCTCATAATTATCATTTAACAAAATAGATATACTTAATATTCGAGGAAATAACTCTACATGATCAACATGTTCTTTATATTCTCCTTTATGAGAACCTAGATAAAGTAAATGTTCATAACCAGTATCTTCAATAGAATTCATTCCAGGACCAAAATGTTTGTGATCCTCCATATACAGTTGAATTATCTTTGAAATTATTTTTTGTATTTTATTATCAAATTTTTTTTCTATAGGTTTAACTAAACAATTTCTATGTTTATTTACTTTACCCCCACTAACAGTGGCTAAATTAAACTTTAAATCTTTTTGATTTATAATTTCCTCACATACTTCTTTTTTAATTATATTATCGTATCTATGCACAAAATCTGTTAACTTAATCATTTAAAATCTTTCTTACACCAAAAATATTTTTTATACTTATCCACCCATTCACTTAAAATTAATCGTTGGTCTTTACTGTGTTTTTTTTCATAAACAAAACCTGACCACATCTTCCAAGACTCTCGTTTAAAAGGAATAATCTGAACCATAGGTTCTCCTTTTTTAAATAAAAATTGTTTATCTCTTTTTTTTAAAATAAAAGGAAAATTAATAACATTAGTGTACGTATCAGTATCTACAATCCCATCAATAATTTTAAATCTATCTTCAGTATATCTATTCATAGGTTGAGTAAATAAACAACTATAACCAGGTGGGGTTTTAATAAGCCATTTATTATGAAACTTACCTGCATTTTCTCCAGATTTTTTATGCCATTCTTTTGGCAATTGAGTTTGACTATGAAACCCAAAATCGTTTTGTTCTCGGTTAGCAGGCGTTACACTAAAATCATTTTCTACTGGATCAACTACGTAGTCTTGATCAAATGGAATAATATATCCAGCCGTTAAAGAATCAAGAAAAGGAATACATGTTTTTAATGTTGCTTGGTGTAAATTACCATCTGTAAATCGCTCTAGTTTTTTATATTCTTTAGGAATAAAACGAGAAGCAGGGCGTGGATGAGGCCATATGTCTAGCATGTCTTTATTAGTAGCAGTAAATTTTATTTGTTTCTCAAACATTAGTTGGTACCTCTATAAAATTAAAAGACATTGAACGTCGAATTTCTCCAGATTTTTTTGTTTTAAAAGGCATCACACAATGTTGATGATCTGCTCTAAATATATAAAAGTCTCCTACTTTAGGAGTAACATACTTACATATATTTTGATTCATTATAAAACATAATTGACCATCTTTAAATTTATGAGGATCTTTTGCATCATCAATAAACTCAGGAACTTTTAAAAATAAAACAGTAGACCATCCTGTTCCATCATGATGGGTATGAGGGGGATTGTATTCTCCTTCTTTCATATCATTGATCCAACAACCATTGATGTCTAAATGATGTGGACCCGGTTTACATACATCAAAATCCTCACTTGTTTTAAGATGATCATTCATACATTTTACAAAATATTTAAAAGCCTGTGTTTTTTCAATTAGTGTCATAATATTTAATTCTGAATCTAGTCTTCCTGCTAATCTATGACCGTAACTTAATAAATGAGTTTTTGCTTTTTCATAATGATTATTTAAATCTTTAATATATTTTTGAGGAACAGTAAATTTACTAATAAAACGTCCTTCTACTATAATTTTCTTTTTCATTTTTTTCCTTTCATTGTCATAAAATTAGCAATGCTATATCTCCATGAACTTTCTCCTGACCATTGCATTGGTGAGTGCCAGTTATCTGAAGAAAAAAACACAGCTCTGTTTTCTTTAAATCCTACATTTAAATGTAAATGAAATTTTAATTTATCTTTTAAATCACGAGTATAAAAACCTGTGCCGTTAGCCAAGTGTGAATCTCCTTTTATATAGATAAGACATTGATATTGAAGATGTGTGGGTATGTCAGACATTAAATCCCTGTGGGGACGAGGATGATCTTTTGCATTTGACATAGTGTAGATACAATCAGTATCATTTACAGAATCAAAATCTACTTCTTCATTAAAATAAAATTTTATTTTTTTATATATTAATCTTTGAACATCACATCCCATAGGAAGTTTGTGATCAAACCAATAAGTTGATTGATATTTTCTAGTTTCTGTTGAAGGAGGAGTAAATTCAACTGTGTCAATTTCATTTTTTATAGTATTAAAAATTTCATCTTCAAAAAAATTATCTTGTATAAAAATGTTATTCATATTAATCTTTGTAATAGCTGTTTTCCTTTACTAATTAAAGTTTTAGTATTTTTAATGTAACTCGATACTTTTGTATTTTCTTGACTTAAACTTAAAAGTTCAGAGGAAGGATTATTATTTTCTTCCAAAATAATATTTTTATTAATTTTAGATGTATGAAAAATTAATTCTCCTATAATTTCATTTCTTTTTAATTGTATTTTTTGATGAATGTTTTGTATTTCAAATGCTATGTTAAGTGGACGAACCCATGAAGATATATCAAATTTACCATTAATAAATTTTAAATTATGATCAAAGTTATTAGGAGAACTTGTTTCTAAAAAACATTTTTCTTCGGAATAAAAAACAACATTTAAAGGAATTTGAAAAACAGGTTTATGAAATAGTATGGCATCACTAGGATGAATAAACACCCATCCATCTTTTATTATATTTTCTGTAAACTCATCATTAAAAATAATTTTATATTCTTTTTTATCTTCAATAGGAAGAATAGAAAAATTTAAATCAAATGGACACCGTACTAAAAATCTATTTAAGTTTGCCCATTTATGTGCATAACAACGATGGTATCCTTTGTCTTCTTTAGGTATTTCTTTTTCAAAAGGCAATTGCAATGTTAAAGGAAATCCATTTTTTAAATAAAAATATTTAACTTTCATTCTTTTTTCTAATTCTGTTACTTTCATATCATCTTTTTCTTGTCAATAAAACAATTTTAAAAAGTTCTGTTGCTTTCAATTGAAATATGGTTAAATTAGATCTCACCCAAAAATTTAAATCACAGGAGATATTATGGAAAATCAAGAAGTATTGAAAGCTATAGCTGTCCTCGCTGACAAGGTGAGCCGCTACCACGAACGTTTATTAGCCTCAGAGCGAGATAATTTAAGACTAGAAAAAACATTATCTGAACACCTAAAAGGGTGTGGCTGTCATGATACTTCTAATGAAAAAGTAATATTAAATGGAAACAAAGCTGACGAAGCTTGCAGTGTTTAATCGTCGTCGTTAGCTCCTACCATATCAGCTAAAGATGGAGCAAATATTTTTACATCTCGTCTAATATGTTCTTCTTTAGTCGTTGTATTGGGATTAGCTACATCGTTTGTTGCATCATTTTCTGAATCATATTCTTGGTTTGTTTCTGTATTAACAATTGTTGTCTCAGATTTACATCTAATATGAGGAACCATACGACCATCGCCTGCATCAATTTCCCCTAAAACTTTTGCTTCTTCTACAATTTTAGTCATTGTTTCTCCTTTTTAATTCAATGTTAAAACTTATCACAATTCTTTCTTCTTGTGAATTATTTTCCTTTACTTCATGTTGAAGCCAAGAAGGAAAAAATAATATATCATTTTGTTTAGGTGTCCATGTTACTCGGTGTGCTGTATGTATACTCTCTTGTGGTTTTTTAGGGGGCGATAATACTTCAGATTGGGGTCTAGGATCATGAAATATAAGGGAACCACTATCTTTAGGCACTTGTAAATAAAAGACGCCTGAGAGGTAATTAAAAGGGTGATTATGTAAACGATTACTGCTTCCTGGTCTATTGACCACGGCCCACATACCTGTTACTTCAGGAATCATTTCTTTAATTATATCCAAATGTGTCATAGCTTCTTGAGATAAATTAACAATCTCAGATTTTAATTTACCAAACTTTTCATTTTCGTGAAGAAAATCATGGCTGTGCCATCCTCCTTTAGTGCTTTTTCCTTCTATAGTCTGAGGTTCTTTGTCTTGAAGATCTTTAATATCTGTTACTAAATCTTCATACCCTGCTAAATTTAATGAAAAAATAGGAGTAATAAATAAAGATGTAAGGTCGATTACAAATCTCCTTTTGTTATTTCTAATATACTAGCAGTTACATGTACTTGATTAGCCGCATTAGCCTGTACTTTTAATACGTCCCCTTCTTCTAATACTAAAGGTTGCTCTAATAATTCATCAGTAGTTTTGGCTGCTACACTTTTCTGTTCAAATAAAGCGATTGTAGCAGAGGCACTAGTATCAGTAAAAACTACATCCACAAGAGTAGTAGCAGTACCATGATCATTACAAACTAAAATAGATTTTACAACAGCAGTTGTTGGAAAAACAGGTGATGTTCCTGTAACGCCTGGTGATGCTGTAGGAACAGTATAGAGTGTTGTTAAATCTGTTGTTGTAAGATCTTTTCCTGCATTTTTAAATGTATCAGCCAAGGTACCAACTCCTTCCACTAGATTTATTTTCTATGTCTTGAGAATATGATGTATTTAAATTTAAAATAAGTTGTTCAAGTAATCGTACCATTTGATCAAATTGACTTGGTTCATAATCTGGTGTAGCATTTGGTAATCGTGTAATTGTTATTTTAGCCATTATCTTCTTCCGTCTGGTCTAAGTTGTAGTTTCATTGATCCAAGTCTCCAATTAGTGTCATCCACTGTATTAGTTGTAAAATTTAATTTTACTGATCTTCCTCGTCCTCTTATATTAATTTTATCTGTTGTGCTAGTTACAGTTCCTGTAGTTGTTTGACTAGCTGTGGATTGAGGGTAGTCTTCTAAAGTTAAGGTAACAGTTAGATTGTTGGCCAAAGAAGTAAAGTCTGGAACAAATTTAGAAACGGACATAAAGTTATCTCCATCTGCAATTTCTATGGATCCTGTAGTAAGAGAAGCACTAATAGCAGAACCATCGGCTTGGTTATTACCTACTTCTTGATTGTATAAATAAGAAGCCCCTGCTGTTACACCAAATGGTGTATTACTTACCCCTGTACTTGTGGTAGCATTTGCTACTAAAGAAGCATTAAATTCAGAAGAAATAGGATTTTCAAAAGTATAGTTTCCAAGGTAACTTGTACGTCCTAATGTTGAAGTATACCAAGTACCTTCTAAATAATTGTAAACAACTACTCTATCTATTTGTGTAGCATCTGAAGAAGGATAGTACCAAAGTATTTCATTAAACTCAGGATTGACTCCACACGCTATATCATTTTTATTAGTATAACTTAAATCGTCATAAACATAATCTTGAACAGAACATGGCATTTTTTTAACAACCCCATCGTACATATAAAATGCATCATCACCCATCCAAAATGCTTTACCATTTACATCAATAGCTGCATGTTGCGCTATCAATCCACAGTTAGCCCCAAGTTGTCGTTGACCAAATGTAAATGGTGTTCCAACAAATTGAATACCATGTAGTGATTGATCCGTCCAAACTAGTATTTGACCAGTTGATCTAACAGCACCTATAATACGTGATCCATCAGCGATACGAAGTGAACCTGCTTCATTTTCTGCTGTAGGTGCAAACACTGTTAAACTTTCACGATCAGCAAATCTAAAAAATAAATCATCTTGCGTAGCTGCATCTGTAACCGTAGTGCATGTTCCAAATAAAAATAAATGTCGAGTGTCAGAAGAGACTAAAGAAAAACGAGAAGCAATGGGTGCTGTTGCACCAAGGCTTACGGCTCTTGTACTTGCTCCATTACTCTTGTCCCATTGAAAAGTGCCACCATTTAAAACAGTAGCAACAAGATCTTCTCCAAAATTATCTAATGACCAGTTACGAGCAGTAATTGTTACATCGGAAGAAGCACGAGCTGTTCCCCATGTACTTAGTCCCCAAGTTAAAATACCCCAACCATATCCATATGTTGATGTAGCTGGTCCCGTGTTAATTTGGTAAGTTGCTGTAACTGATCCTCCTCCACCTGCTGTTGCTCCTGTAGCATTTGAAGAAAAAGTAATCTTATAATTACTAGCATCTACTATTTCTGTAATTTCAAATTCATTATTAAATTCTATTCCGTCTAATACATTATTAGCACTACCATCATCAAAAGTAACAAAGTCTCCCACAGCAGCTCCATGAGTAGCATCGGCTACGGTTACAATAGGACTGCCACTTACGGTTGTAAAAGGATTAGTTAGAGAAGCAGTTTCACGAATAGGTGTAATGTCATAAAGAGCACTACCCTCAAGTATATATAATTTTCTATCAGTACCTATAGCAAGATATCTATTACCATCTAATGTAACCCATGAATGTGTATCACGGACTACACCAATAACAGTTTCATTAGGATTAGGAAGATAACTCCACCCTTTCCAACGTTCTGGTTTTCCGTAGTGAAAACGTACTAATTGTGAATCAACGTATTTTCTTTCATCCCCTGCAGCGTAAGGAGAATCTTGTTTATCTACTCCAGGTTTAAACTTTAAATCGGTTAATGGCATAAGACGACATACTAAATTATTTCTTCTCTGGTGGCAAGAATTGAGTACCTACATTGCCTTTAAAGGCATAAGTCCCATAATGCGTCAGCCCACTAACAATGTCAGCATATACGGTTCCACCAATTTTTTGCCACAGTCTACAGAAAGCATAGTCTTCTGACAAGTATCTTTTAGTTTTAGGCTCTATCATTGTATCAAAAAATGTATAGTTCCAATCAGAATTATCGTGATAATCAAAAGTTTTATCATGAGGTTCGTTTAAATGTTGATCTGATTTAAATTTTAATTTGGGATAAGCTTTAGCCATTTTTTCAAAAACGGATCTTTTAATTAACATAAATCCTGTGGCTCCATCTAATACTTCTATAAATCCTTTTTTTACTTTTACATGATTAGGATTTTTTACATTAAGATTATATTGTAAAGAAGATGCTAAAAGTTCATCTTCTTTTATATTTGGTTTTTCTTTGACTTTTCTTATAACTTTTGTCCAATCAATAGTTTTTCTGGGATATACACCTGTTACTATTTCTTTATCTAAATCTAACATTCGCATCACAGCTTTTTCATTAAAACCTATATCAGCATCTATGAACAATAAATGCGTGTATTGTTTATCATCCATAAATAATTGCACTAAAGTATTGCGAGCTCTTGTCACTAATGATTCATTTCCAATAGTTCCAAATTGTAATCCTACATTGTTAGTTGCACATTCAGACATTAGACGTAAACAACTTTCAAAATAATTTACAGAAATCATTCCTCCATAGCACGGTGTTCCTACAAAAACATTATTCATTAAAACCCTGCAGCTTTAGGTTCAGATTTTTTATAAAAAATATTTAATGTATAACGTGGAGAGCTTTCTCCAAAAGATTGAAGATCTGTGTGTAGTATTTTAGCACCATTAAAAAATATAGCTCTGTTTTCTACAAAGCCTACATGAGAAGAAAGATTACCATCTTCGGTAAAGAATCCTGTACCATTATTTAATAAAGGTTCACCCTTAACAAATAATAAAAAATTTAATGTTGTGTCAATTTTATGATCTGTATGAACCATAGGTTTGGTATTATTGTGTCTCATATGTGCCGCAACTTCATACGGTTCTAATTCATAATAAGGGAAAAAAAATTCTTTTATACGAGCTAATAAAGGATCTTTTTTCATTTTTCTTAAATCAAATTGATGTCTATTTCCAAACGTGCCGTCTTCATTAGAACGAGGGGTATATGTTAGTTGTAAAAAATTATCTTGAAGAGATTTTAAAGTTTCCTCGTCTAAAAAATTATCTACATATTGTACAAATCTAGTAGCTTTATTGTATTGCATTACTATAACTCACTGTTAAATATTCTATTTTAGTTATCCAACCTTTAGGTATTGCTATGGCTCCACCACCGTGGTTATCGTCTTTATCTTTGCACCATGAACGCATAATAACAATTTTCTTATCTGTATTAGTAACCATCCATCCTACTTCTTGGCACACGGCCAATGGTGCATTAACAATATCTTTTGCAGGAAGCCACCCAGTTTCCATATCACGGGCATCAAGCCACGTCACACGGACCATAGGGGTTTTATTAATATCCATTATTAATATGAAGGTCTTTCTTCGTCATAGACTACACAAAAATTTAAAGCTAAAGTTACTCTTTCTTCATCGGTTTGATTAGGTGTAACGGAATGACAAATGTTACCATTAAACATTAAAACCATACCATCTTTTGCATGAATTTTTTTCACTATATTAATTTCTTCACTATTTTCATTTTTCTTTACTAATCTAAAATTATTATTTTCATGAAATAAAAAGGAAGCTTTTGTATCTTCTACATCAACAAAATAAACTAAAGATAAATGACATGTATGATTATGAGGAACAGCATAATTATTCTTATCATACCAATTAATCCAACAATCTTGTATTTCTAATTTAGGTACATCAAAATTTTCTTGTATAGTAAAGTCTTGTATAATTGTTCTTAACTTTTGAGATAGAATAGAAATAGAACCATATTTTATATGAGTATCCCAGGCTGTCCTGTTTGCTTTAACATTACATTCTTCTTTAGGAGTGGTTGAATGACTATGTAAATTTTTATTTTTTTCTACTAAAATTATATTTTTAATTTGTTCTTTCCAATGTTCATGATCAGGCATTATAAAAGAATAAACCTCTTGAGTAAAAAGAGGAGTTTTATTAATACTAATCATTTCAATAATTCTTTTTCTTCTTCTTTTTTAATAAGATGAAGATTAAACGATACAGATCGTCTCTCTTCATTTTGTGTTCTAAATGGATAGACACCGTGTGCTAACCAATTAGGAAATAAAAATATGTCACCTACCTCTGGAGAGTGTTGGTATTTATGACCACTAAAAGTAGCAGCCCGACCATCGAACCAGGTTATGTCACCTACTGTTGGATAGTGATCTTCCTTTGCATACTCTTCTGGTAAACTTGGGGGTACTCGTAAATAAAAAACTCCTGATAGTTGTCCCTCGTGTATATGAAAAGGATTAAAGTCTCCTGCCCATTGGCTCACTACCCACATAGATTCAATAACCATTTTACCTACATACTCAGGTGTAATAGTTTCACTAGCTGGAGGAATAGAAATATATTGTTTAACCATTTCACCCATTAAATTTACCATCGGCATAAACTCTTCTGTGTTCATCCATTCAGAAGGAAATCTAACTTCTTGTTTAACATTACCTGCAAGAGAACCTGAATGATCAAATTCTTTAGCAAGTTTTTCAT